TCAAGTAGCTTGATGGATTTCGTTTTGTTCTTTGACCTTGTTTTGACCTGTTGAACTTTGATTTACTTTACTTAAAAAAGCATCAATTTTAGATTTATCCGTTGTGTTTGATTCGTCTAAATGAGTGTAAATACTCAATGTTGTGTTGATGTCCGAATGGCCCAAGAGATATTGAGCCTTCTTAATATCAACTTCCGCATAATACAGCATAGTTGCATATTCATGCCTTAATTGATGCGCTGTTATATTAATGACTTGAAGATTAGGTGTACCACCAGCTGCAGCATTGACCTTTCTTTTTATACTTTCCCAAAAGGCTCTATAAGAATCTTGAGTCATCAACTCACCTTTTGAGTTTGTAAATAAGTTAAATTCAACTGTATCAATATAATTCGATATTATATCTATCGCAATATCAGGTATATGCACACGTCTAAAACCTACCGCCTTGGGGTCCTTAAAGAATGGCTTCCGCTCTTTGAAGTATATGGCCTTATTAATATCTATTTCTCTCTTTTCGAGATCTACATCACGCCTATTTAGTGCCAATAATTCACCACGCCTTAATCCGCAGTACCTTGCAATAGTAACAAAAGCAAGGTGTTTGGGTGGTAAGTCAGAACGATCTAGCGCTTTTCTTTCCGAATCAGTTAGCATTCCTTTCTTACTCTTGACCTTCTCAGGCATTTCAACGGCATCCATCGGATTCTGATATATTATCTTTAGTTGGATGGCCTTTTTTAATATTGCATTATAAGTCATGCCGATCTGTTCAACTGTCCTAGTCATACCCTTATTGTGTCTGTCATTAATTAGAGATTGTATATGGTGTGTTTTGAGCTCCATTATAGGGATACTTTCATGATCTTTGATATGGCATCTAATTATAATGTCATACATACGCCATGTGTTATAGCTCTTATTGGTCTTGTAATCCTTTAGCCACTGATCGGACCATGTTCCTACCGTATACCCTTGATTATCAAGGACTATACCTTTTGCCAACAGGCTTTTCATCTCTGCTTTCTTTTCGTCAAGTTCTCTTATAGTATGAGCATATATTGATTTTGTCTTTGGTCTGCCATCTTCATGGTAGCCTATTCTGATGTCGGCCTTATATCGTCCGTCAGCTCTTTTCTTGTACCTTGCCATACTCTCAGCTCCTTAAAAGTGCTCTAATACTCCAAATGGTTCAAAATTCACAACATACTTATCATCTATGCGATAAAATAAACCATACCTACGCTTGTAATAATTAATTGATTCCGTCAGAAATTCTTCCGTGATGCCCAGGTATTCCAGTAGATCTTCTTTTGTAGAACATCTAGCTTTATAAGCTTCTACAATCCTATTTAAAGATGCAACCTTTTCGTATCCCCATGCTCTGGCTCTATGTTCCTGTTTCCGATTGGATAAATCCTTTTGGTTCAGGATATCTCCACTCGATGTGTAGTAATGGCCTAATTCTTCAGCTAAGACGCATACCTTTTCTGTGCTGCTGATGTACTTGCTGATTCCTATTATTCCATCTGCATAAAGCCCCTTAACTTTCATGTCGATTTCATAAATATCATCAAGTCCACTGTCAATGATCAGTTCCTCAAACGTCATTTATTCACCCCTTAAATCTACTTATATGCTACAAAAGTTATACTTTTAGAAGACCAAAAATTTGGACTATAAATTATCTCCAGCTTTTTCCAGTCAACTGGGACTTCATAAGCTATAGCGCCGTTCATTTTCTTACCTTCAGCAACACTACCATCCAAAGTCTTATTTGCATCATCTAAAAGAGTTCCTGGAAAGGTTTGGTTGATACTATAATCATCGCAATATGCTTCAAAACTAAGCATTGAACTGACAGTTATGTCAGTTGTACTATTGTTTTCAATGGTGAAATCGCAAATAATGAAGACATATCCGTCAGCAGGTTTATTATATTGAGTACCTTCACTTTCTACTGCAGAATTATAAGTAACTAAAACATCTCTAAAGTTTGCGGTTTCACCTAATTCAAAAACAACTTTTTCTGTATCTTCAACTCGTTTAACTTCATTTGTACTACTCTCTTTAGGTGGATCAGCAACTTCTTCTTCAATTAAAGCATCGCTTTGTGTTGATTCGGTAGCAGTATTATCATTTGTATTAGTTACTTTTAGAGACGTTGATTCTGCATCTTTACTAGCTAAGTCGTTATCCGTCGTACTACTTCCTGCAGAATACAATGCCACAAAAGCCAGTATAAAAAATGCTACTGACATGACTTCAAACTTAATGATTTTACTTCGACTATATGGTGGCTGTGGAACAAACACCTTTGGACTTATCATCCCAATAACAAAAAGAATAAACATTATAATACTAAGAAACCCAAAAATAAAAAATAATGAACCACCTATTACTCCTGACATATTTAATACCTCCCCTTGATAATTATGTAAAGTTTATTGTTTCCTTTTGCTTCTAACAAATTGTTTGAACGCCTCTATCTCATCCAGTTCCTCATCTGTCCATTCATCCCCATCATGATGTGCTGCTATAGTTTGGATATCGTCTTGTTTATCTTCCCACCCCATTAGGTATGCGGCACTTGTGTTTAAAGCTTTTGCAAAGTGTTCTATTTTTTCAATACTTAATGACTTTATATCTCCATCTTCATATCTTTTTACGGTACTTTCATGAAGAGATACTAAGAGTCCTATCTCTGCTCTAGTCAATCCTTTAGATGTTCTTTCTTTAAAAAGCCTTTTGCCTACTTCTATGTTATATTCCTGACTCATAAGATACCTCCTATATAATACTTAATAATATTGTACTACTAAAATTACTGGCGTGCAAGAAATATGTAATAATAAGTAAAAAAACTTGCATACGAGTATTGACAACTTGCACAGAGGTATGCTAACATTCAAACATAACTTGCACAGCGTGCATGAAATGAAAAGAGGTGAACTATGGATATTCAAAAATTAAAAGGAAAACTTCTTGAGCGTGGTAAGACATATGCTGATTGTGCTGCACACTTAGGGATAAGCGTTACAACTATTAGTAATAAGTTGAATGACAAATCAATACTCGATATTTCGGAAGCCAATGATCTCTCTGATTATTTAGAGTTAACCGAAAGAGAGAGAATTGATATTTTTTTACCGACACGCTTGCATGACATGCAAGAAAAGCAAGGAAAGGACGTGTAAGAATGTACGAAAAGCGGTTCATGAGCATAACGGAATTGTGCAAGACTGGCTTACCAAGAAAAATGCTTAATCGCTTGTGTCACGTAAAGGATGCACCAGTGGTTAGGACAAGCCAAACCGCAAACGGCAAGTATTTAATTGACACAAGTAAACTGGATGATTTTATAAGGAGAATAAGCTGATGAAAGGATAGGACATGACAACAGATAAAATTCTAGAAGAAGCATTGATTTCTGGTATCAAAGCTACTAAAGAACTACTATCAATGGCTAAAGCAGCAGGAGACAAGAATAGAATTACTTGGTGCAACAGAATAATAAAAGATGAAGAACAAGACCTGAGAGATCTTCAGATAAAGATGAAAGAAAGTAGGGATAGATCATGACAGCTAAATGCACCAAATGCCTTCATGTATGGAATATAAGTGTTCACAAGAAAGCTAAGCATCTTAAGAAATATGTCTGTCCAACTTGTGCAACAAGAAAGAGGTGAGCTCTTTGACTACAGGTGAAAATATAAAAAGGCTTCGAAAAGAACGCGGACTTACACAAAAAAAATTGGGTGAATTGTCCGGAATAAATGAAGTTCAAATAAGACAATATGAGCTTGGAAGAGCTAATCCAAAACTCGATACATTGAAAAAACTCTGCTCGGCCTTAAACGTAACATTGCATGAAGTTTTAGATGATAACTGGGATGAGATGAATGAAGAAAAGAAAATGGGATTTAAAGAGAATCTTCAAAAACTACTTGATGAAAATAATTTAAACGTTTCACAACTTGCTGATCTTATCGGCATCCCAAAAAACACGCTTTATACCATAATGTCTAGAAATAGCACAAGAATTGACTTTCGTATACTTGAAAAAATCGCAAAAGCTTTTTCAGTTACCATTGAAGAGCTGATAAGCGATGAATATGAACATAAGGATGTAAGCATATCTAAAGAGTTAAACAGAATAAGAAGCAAAAAGCTACAGAAAATAATGAAACCGATACAGGACTTTATGAATGAGGAGTGTTGCCCTCACGATATGTTGGTTATCCAACGAGGCAATGCACAACTGTTTTCGGGAGAACTATCAATTAGGCTTGATATCTTGGATTAATAAGAAAGAGGTGAAAGATGAATCATAAACTAGTAATGGCAGCATGGACCGTCACGATCATCATAATCATGGCACTTGTAATGGTAGTTCCAATTGAAGCCATTAAAGTCATGAGACAAACAGTACTCGAGTACTTTGGCCTTACATTATTCGCACTGGTCCTATTGTTGTTTGGATGCGAAGTGTGGAGCTGGAGGCATTAAAAAAAGTCCACCAAGAAGAAATGGCAGACCCTAGACAAGTTGATTGTACCATTTCTTCTTTATGAAATCAAGAAAAGGAGAACCTTATGAGTAGGGAACTAGATCCGGATGCGTTATTCCGTGAAATCGATAGTAGGCAAGATGAAAAAGTTAAATCCATTGGCTACATGTTAGATGAAAGAGAGGAACGAAGAATGAAATATGATTATGTTGCTATTGCTAGAGAGTTAATACATAAGTTTCCCAGATTTGATAATAATCTAGTTAAAAAGATGTTAGACCTAAAATCAATGACTAATTTTTATATCTTAAAAATTGAAAAAGCCATCAATGATGAAGGTTACGATCTTATTAAAATTGGTACTGGTTACTACGAAATCAAGATAAATGAAGAAACAAAGGAAGTCCTTGAATTCATAGACAAGGATAAGAAGGAGCGTGTTGAAAGTGTTGAAGTGGTTAAAGCGGAAGTTGAGACTAAGACGGTTGAAGAAGTAGTTGTAGCTGAAGAATTTATGATGCAAGAAGGACAGGTAATTGATCCAACTCTTGCATTGCTGAAAAATGCTATCAAAGAGCCAGAGAAGCTAATTGAAATGAACCATTTCTTTGTATCTCAAGGAATTGGACTTGCTTTTGTGATTAAAGACGTAGAATTAGTAGAGAGGGGAAAGCGCTAATGATAAGCACGACTTTATTTATACAAACAAATAATCACGAGTACATAACGGTTGACACAGATTTGGAATTTAATATGGCAATTGACTTAGTTTTAAAGAAAGGTACCTATTGCCTTGTACGACGTATTGTATCAACCCAAGAAGATTATTGCAATAGACGTAACTGGAAATACAATCGAGTTCTTAGGAGAAGAAATCTAGGAGGTTTATATGAGTTTAAAGATTAATAGACTTGAAATCGAAAATGTGAAGCGTATCAAAGCCGTTAAGTTAGAGCCGACAAAGAACGGGTTAACGGTAATAGGTGGGAACAATAGGCAAGGTAAAACCTCAATACTTGATTCAATTGCTTGGGTGCTTGGTGGAGAGAAATATCGACCATCTAACCCTCAAAGAGAAGGGTCAGTTATTCCACCTAATCTACAGATTATTATGAGCAATGGACTTGTTGTTGAGAGAAAAGGCAAGAACAGCAGCCTTAAGGTTACAGACCCTAATGGTGGTAAGGGTGGACAACAGTTATTAGATGAGTTTGTAGAGCAATTGGCCATTGATTTGCCAAAGTTCATGAATTCCACTTCAAAGGAAAAGGCTAATACATTACTACAGATTATTGGTGTTGGTCCACAACTTAAAGTGCTTGAGCAGAAAGAGACTGAGTTATACAACAAGCGCCATGCCATGGGTCAAGTCATGGATCAAAAGGAAAAGTACGCTAAGGAACAAGTTTACTATCCGGATGTTCCTAAGGATTTGATTTCTGCATCAGACTTGATTAAGCAGCAACAGGAAATCTTGGCTAAGAACGGTGAGAACAACAGGAAGCGTGACAAGGCTGAGAAGATTCAAGAGAACATATACCTCATGAACAGACAGATCATGCAGACTCAAGAGACGCTTAAGGCGATTCAAGAGAAGCTTGAGAAGGAGAACGCTGAACTTGCTTTACTTAATGATGATCTAGCCACTGCTAAGAAGTCACTGATTGACCTTCAAGATGAAAGCACTGAGGAACTTGAGAACAACATCAATAACATTGATGCCATTAACCAGAAGATTCGTTCGAACCTTGACAAGGAAAAAGCTGAGGATGATGCACTCCAATATAAGCAACAATATAGCAAGCTATCTGCTGAAATCGATGAAGTTAGGAAGGCCAAGGCTGATTTACTTAATAACGCTGAACTACCTTTACCTGGCTTAACGGTTGACGATGGTGATCTACTTTACAACGGTAGTAAATGGGATGGTATGAGCAGTGCAGATCAGTTGAAAGTAGCAACCGCCATCGTTCGTAAGCTTAATCCTAAGTGTGGTTTTGTACTCCTTGACAAGCTTGAACAGATGGATTTACAGACGCTTACAGAGTTTGGTTCTTGGCTTGAACAAGAAGATTTGCAGGCTATAGCTACCAGGGTAAGCACTGGTGGTGAGTGCAGCATTATCATTGATGATGGATATGTCCTTGGTGATGAAGTCAGCAGTATAAAAGAAGAAGTGGCTACTATTAATACAAATCAATGGAAAGAGGGACAATTCTAATGAATATTTCAACAGGAAAGATTGAATCAGCTCAAAAAGTTGTCGTATACGGTCCAGAGGGCATTGGTAAATCAACATTTGCTTCTAAGTTTCCAGATCCTTTGTTTATTGATACCGAGGGAAGTACAAAGCATATGGATGTAAGAAGGACGGATAAGCATAAGCCAAGTAGTTGGACTATGTTATTTGAACAAGCCAAGTATGTTAAGAACAATCCTACTATTTGTAAAACACTTGTCATTGATACAGCAGATTGGGCAGAGAAGCTTTGTTCGGAATATGTATGCTCAAGTGCACAGAAGAAAAGTATTGCTGATTTTGGATATGGAAACGGATTTGTTTATTTAGAAGAGGCATTCGGTAAGCTTTTGAACCTTCTTGAAGAAGTGATAGATGTAGGAATTAATGTTGTTGTTACGGCTCATGCTCAAATGAGGAAATTTGAACAACCAGATGAGTTAGGATCATATGACAGATGGGAATTAAAACTTCAAAAGAAAACCGCTCCATTATTAAAGGAATGGGCCGATGCAGTACTATTTGTCAATTATAAGACCTATGTGGTTAATGTTGATGGTCAAGGCGTTCAAAAAGGCAAGAATAAGGCGCAAGGTGGTAAGCGTGTTATGTATTCCACTCACCATGTTTCTTGGGATGCTAAAAACCGTTGGGGACTTCAAGAAGAACTTCCTTTTGAGTTTGAGTCTATTAGTGATCACATCCCATCTTGTTCAACTATTAAATCAAATGAGCCGGTTAAACAGGTAGAACCAGTAGCAACACCTTCAAACGTTGTTCAAGAAGTTAAGGTCGCTGACAGTCCACAAGGTATCGAGGTAATACCTCAAAGTAACACTGATGCGCCTGAAGGTGTTCCAAAACCTCTATGGGATATGATGACTGCCCACAATGTTGAAGAAAGCGAGATACAGGAGGCAGTGGCAAGTAGAGGTTACTATCCAAAAGAAACACCGATTGCTAATTATGATCCGCAGTTTATCAGTGGGGTACTAATTGGAGCATGGGATAAAGTGTATGAGCTGATTAAGGTCATACAACAAAGAAACGGTAAGTTTGTACCAGTTGGTGATGAAAAGATGCCATGGGACAACTAACAAATAGACACTACTTAATTAATGCTGACAACTAAGGAGAAATGAAATTATGGATAACAATTTAGAAAAAGAATTAAGCTGGGATGATCAAATCGAAAATGATGGGCAAGATTTTATAATTTTACCTGAAGGTGATTATGATTTCGAGGTTACTAGTTTTGAAAGAGCTAGACACGATGGTAGTGAGAAGCTTCCACCATGTAACAAAGCAGTTGTGTTCATTAAAGTAACAGCAACAACAGGTGAGTCTACAACTATTAAGCATAATCTTTTCTTACACACTAAGACAGAAGGTATGTTATGTGCATTCTTCACAGGTATTGGCCAAAGAAAAAAAGGTGAGAAGGTCACTATGAATTGGAATGCAGTTACCGGCTCAATTGGTCGTTGCAAGGTAGGCATCAAGAAATGGAAAAATGAAAAGGGTGAAGAACTTACCTTCAACGAGATTAAAAAGTTTTATGAGCCAGCTGATGGCGCTCAAACTAAGAGCATCGTACCGGGGCAATTCTAGAGGGGAGTGATTGCATTGCAACTCCGAAAATATCAAGAAGAAGCAAAGGATTCAATATTAACAGAATGGAAGAACGGGAACCAGCGTACCTTGCTGGTACTCCCGACTGGTACCGGTAAGACTATTGTTTTTGCCAAGCTTGCTGCTGAATGTGTAAAGCTTGGTGATCGTGTTTTGATTATGGCTCATCGTGGTGAGTTACTTGACCAAGCTGCTGATAAGATTATGCAGTCAACTGGTCTTGGGTGCGCGGTTGAAAAAGCTGAGGACACAAGCCTTGGAAGTTGGTTTCGGATCGTTGTTGGCTCCGTACAATCCTTAATGCGTCAAAAGCGATTAGACCAGTTTGACCCAGATCACTTTGACACGATTATAATTGATGAGGCTCATCACTGCATATCAGATAGCTATCAAAAGGTTCTTAGTTATTTTAACCAGGCTAAAGTGTTAGGCGTTACTGCAACACCTGATAGAGGAGATATGAAGAACCTTGGCCAGTATTTTGAATCATTAGCATATGAATACACATTACCAAAGGCTATCAAAGAGGGTTATCTTGTACCTATTAAAGCTCAAACTATCCCACTAAAAATAGATTTAAGCGGCGTAAGCCAACAGGCAGGAGATTTTAAATCAAGCGATCTCGGTACCGCACTTGACCCTTATCTATATCAGATAGCAGAAGAAATGATTAAGTATTGCTCCAATAGAAAGACAGTCGTATTTTTACCGCTTATCAAAACAAGTCAAAAGTTTACTAATATTCTTAATGATAAGGGTTTCAGGGCAGCAGAGGTTAATGGTGACTCAAAAGATAGAGTTGAGATTCTTTCTGATTTTGTAAATGACAAATACAACGTTCTTTGTAACTCGATGCTACTAACAGAAGGGTGGGATTGTCCATCTGTTGACTGTATCGTCGTACTTAGACCAACTAAGATTAGAAGTTTATATTCACAGATGGTGGGACGTGGTACCAGGCTTTTCAAAGATAAGGACCACTTACTTTTACTAGATTTCTTATGGCATACAGAACGTCATGAACTTTGTCATCCGGCTCACCTTATTTGTGAGAATGAAGAAGTGGCCAAGAAGATGACTGAGAACATTGAAGAAGCAGGATGTGCAGTTGATATTGAAGAAGCTGAATCAAAGGCTAGTGAGGATGTTGTGGCCCAACGTGAAGAAGCTCTTGCGAAGCAACTTGCTGAGATGAAGCGAAGAAAGCAAAAGCTTGTTGATCCGTTGCAGTTTGAGATGAGTATTCAAGCCGAGGATTTAGTAGACTATACACCTTCGTTTGGTTGGGAGATGGGTCCGGCTTCCGAAAAGCAGTTACAAGTACTCGAAAAGTTAGGTATTCTTCCAGATCATGTCGAGTGTGCAGGTAAAGCAGCTAAGTTACTTGACAGACTTGATAAGCGTAGGACAGAAGGTCTTACAACACCTAAGCAAATCAGATTCCTAGAAAACAAAGGTTTTAATCATGTTGGGACTTGGAATTTTGATTCTGCCAAAGGTTTGATTGACAGAATTGCTGGGAATGGTTGGAAGATACCAAGAGACATTGATCCACATACTTATAAACCAAAGAATGAGGTGGCAGATTGGACAGACAGCAATATAACATTATAGAGCTACTAGAATATATAGATCCTTCTATGCTTGATTATACCGAGTGGGTGTCAGTGGGCATGGCTCTTAAGGATGAAGGACACACTGCAGCTGATTTTGATGCTTGGAGCAGAAGAGACATCGGACGTTATCATCCCGGAGAGTGTTTCAAGAAATGGGACACCTTCAAAGGGTCTGCCACTCCTGTTACTGCCGGTACTGTGGTGCAAATGGCAAAAGATGGCGGTTGGGTACCACCTCATCATGAGAACAGAGAACTTGGTTGGGATGACATCATTGGTTCAAGAGATAATTTGGTGGTTATTGACAAGAACTGGTTGGAAGGTAGAGAAGTTTTAGAACCTAATAAATGGAATCCCGTTGAACAGTTGGTTAAGTACCTTGAGACTTTGTTTCAATCTACTGAAAATGTCGGCTACGTGACCTCTAGTTGGGAAAAAGACGGTAGGCATATGCCAACCAAGGGCGCAAGTGATCGTACAGCCGGCGAACTGATTCAGCAGCTTAACAATTGTAAAGGTGACATTGGTTCGGTGCTTGGTGATTACAAGCCAGAAGTTGGTGCATGGATTAGGTTTAATCCTCTCGATGGTAAAGGCGTTAAAAACGATAACGTGACTGAGTTTAGATATGCGCTTGTTGAGTCAGATGATATGGAGCTTGATAAGCAAAATGCAATTATCAGGGAACTAGAATTACCGGTTGCTTGCTTGGTCCATTCAGGTGGTAAGAGCATCCATGCTATCGTTAAAATCGATGCAGCTAACTATGATGAGTACAGAAAACGTGTTGATTATCTATATGAGGTTTGTAAGAAGAATGGTCTTAAGGTAGATACTCAAAATAAGAATCCATCTAGATTATCACGAATGCCAGGCATTATGCGGAATGGTCAAAAGCAATTTCTTATTGATACGAACATTGGTAAAGAGTCATGGAATGAGTGGAAGGAATGGATTGAAGGTATTAATGATGATTTACCGGAACCCGAAAATATCGGAGATTTATGGGACAACCTTCCTGAGTTATCGCCACCTCTTATTCATGGCATGCTTAGACAAGGACACAAACTTCTACTTGCTGGACCTTCTAAGGCTGGCAAGTCATACTCTCTGATTGAAATGTGTATTTCTATTGCCGAGGGTAAGAGATGGCTTAATTGGGATTGCGCACAAGGCAAGATAATGTACGTTAATCTTGAGCTTGATCGTGCCAGTTGCCTACATCGTTTTAAAGATGTATATACTGCTCTTGGATGGGCACCAAATAACTTATCTAACATCGATATTTGGAATCTTAGAGGTAAGTCGGTACCAATGGATAAATTAGCTCCTAAGCTTATTAGAAGGGCACAAAAGAAGAATTACATAGCCATAGTTATAGACCCAATTTACAAAGTTATTACAGGTGATGAAAATAGCGCAGATCAGATGGCTCACTTTGTTAATCAGTTTGATAAAATTTGCACAGAACTTGGTAGTGCTGTCATATATTGTCATCACCACTCAAAAGGTGGACAAGGCAACAAAAAAAGTATGGACAGAGCTTCTGGCTCAGGTGTATTTGCCAGAGACCCTGATGCACTACTTGACCTTATAGAATTAGAATTAAGTGATGATGTTCTTAACAACGAAATAAATAAAGCTCTATGTAATGTCTGCATTAATTGGCTCAATAAATATGCTGAAGCTTATATGGATGAACGGGTGTCACAAGATGATATGTGTAGTCAGAACGCTATGCTAGATCATTGTAAAAAAGCTTTAAGCATCGAACAAGACAAAGCAATGCAGAAAGACTTATATGCTGCAAGGGATGCTGTCAAAAGCATATCAGCGTGGAGAATTGAAGGTACGTTGCGTGAGTTTCCAAAATTTAAGCCAGTCAATCTATGGTTTGAATATCCCGTACATAAGGTTGACAAGTCTGAAATATTAGAGGGCATAAAACTAGATACTGAAAGGGCTCCGTGGAAGAAGAATCTATCAAAGAAAAAGACTCCTGATGAAGCAAAGCAAGAACGTAAAGTATCTGTTGATTTAGCTATAGAAGCTTGTGGTATCAATGGTCAAGTCACTATTGAAGGGCTAAGTGAGTACATGGGTGTAACGGATAAGACAGTCAGGAACAGGCTGAAAGAACATGGTGGTTACTGGGTAGATGATGGCAAAGTTGGTAAGAAAAAATAGATAAGGAGTGTGAATATATGAAGTTAATTGAATTATTGAAGTGTTTTTATCCTAGTCAATCGATTCAAGTTTATATAATGGGTGAACAAAGGACTTATAATTTTATAACTAATCAGCTAATTGAATCTGAAAATACCGAATATCATGACTACATTGTCAGGACAGTAGACATATTTAGAGATGATTTAAAGCAGCTAAGGAACGTTATTAACATAATTGTAAGCCGAAATTGACATCACTATATCATAAGGGAAAGGGAAAAACTCGACACAATTTCCCTTTCCGTCAGAGGGAAAAACTCGAGGGAAACGGTTTCCTTTCCCTCTTCTCTGAGGGAAATTCTCGAAGGAAACGGTTTCCGAGGGAAGGGAAATTCTCGAGTCATTTTCCCTGTTTCCGTTAGAGGGAAATTCTCGAGGATTCTCGAGAATTACAGGGAAAGGGAAAACCCTATACTACGTATAGGTAATTTCCCTCGTTTCCCTCGCATGGTCATGGGGGTGAGTAGTGTGTGCTTAAGCGCTGCACACACAACACTCCTCCCCCTTCAATGACAAAAGGTTTTTAAAAATAAAAAGTAAATCAGTAAATTCAAATATTGAAATGTAAAGGTGTTGATTCAATGATTAGTTTTTTTCTTCACATGATTCCTCCGACAGTAACACATCAAGAAAAACAAGTTCATGTTGTTAAAGGTAAACCATTTTTCTATGAGCCAGAAGAACTTAAAGCAGCTCGTACAAAACTTAAAGCACATTTAAGTAAGCATTCACCTAGTGAGCCATTCACTGGTCCAATTAGATTAATTACAAAGTGGTGCTTTCCGATTACTGGTAAGCATACAAATGGTGAGTATAAAACTACTAAGCCTGACACTGACAATCTTCAAAAGCTTCTTAAAGATGTTATGACTGATTTGGGCTACTGGAAAGATGACGCATTAGTGGCCAGTGAAATTACCGAAAAGTTTTGGAGTGATGTACCTGGCATATTTATTAGTCTTGAAAGGTTGGAGTGATAGCATGAAAGTATGGCCAACCGTAGAGCAAGTGAAAGAGATTTATAAAGCAACTTATATTTTTTTCGACAAGTACAAAGATGTTGAGATTAACTGGGATGAATTAGCTGATGAAGTAACACTGCTATCTAACCAATATCCCTTTGACCTCTGCACTCAAATACTGGTGCATCACGTAGGACTCTTAGAAAACATTTATTCAGATAAGGAAGGATAGAGAGTATGGAAATGTCAGTAGAACAATTATTTGATCATTATGACAAGGACTACGAAGATACTTATTTTGGGAAAATGAAACTTAGAAAAATAGAAACACTAAAGGTAAAAGATGAGGCAAGGACCGCTAAGTACGAACAACGATTTGCCAATGCCTGCAAGTTGTTACCAATCAACGCCGAGTTCTCTATGCACATATTTTGCAAAGAAAATCATATGGATATGCTAGCATTTTTAAGACATCTGACACCTTGGCTAAAAGAAAAAGGATGGACCATGCACCGGGTTGAAAAGAAATATTTGATAAGGATGGGGGAATGGGATGACTGAATTAATAATTGACAACTTTGCAGGTGGTGGAGGTGCCTCATCAGGTATTGAAATGGCAACCGGTAGAAGTGTAGACATTGCCATCAACCATGATCCTGAAGCTATAAGAATGCATACCGTTAATCATCCAGCTTCAAAACATTATTGTGAGAATGTTTGGGATATAGATCCTGTTGAAGCTTGCAACGGAAGACCGGTCGGCTTAGCCTGGTTTAGTCCTGACTGCAAACACTTTTCAAAAGCAAAAGGTGGGACGCCGGTATCAAATCAAATTCGTGGGCTTGCTTGGGTGGCTGTAAGATGGGCAAAGAAAGTAAGGCCAAGGGTAATAATACTAGAGAACGTTGAAGAGTTTAAAACATGGGGTCCTTTGGTTGAAGTTGATGGGAAATTGTATCCGGATCCAAAGAAAAAAGGGAAGACATTTCACCACTTTGTTAAACAACTTGAAAAATTAGGCTATGAGGTTGACTTTAGAGAATTGAGGGCTTGTGATTATGGCGCTCCAACAATTAGAAAACGATTCTTCATGGTAGCCAGATGTGATGGTGAAAAGATTGTATGGCCAGTAGAGACTCATGGTGATCCTGAAATGATAGAAGCAAGATACGGAATGCTAAAGCCGTGGAGAACTGCTGCAGATATTATTGATTGGTCATTGCCATGTCCTAGCATATTTGAAAGCAAAGAAGAGATATTTGAAAAGTATGGACTCAGGGCTGTAAGACCTTTGGCAGAGAATACTTTAAAAAGATTAGCAGCCGGTATACAAAAATTTGTAATTGAAAATCCAAATCCATTTATTGTACAGGTAAATCACAGTGGATCATCTCATCATTACTGCAAAGAAGTTGATAAGCCACTTAATACAATTACTGCTACACATGGCTATGGTTTGGCAGTACCATATATTGCCAGTTATCATGCTCAAACAAGAGAAGGAGAACATAGAGGACAGGCAATTAATAAGCCACTTAATACAGTTGATACAAATCCAAGATATTGTGTAGTCATGAGTAATATCATGCAGATGAATAAAAACAGTATTGGTCAAAAAGTTGATAAACCTTTGAATGCCGTAACAGCTGGTGCCAATCATTTTGCAGAAGTAAGGACGTTTTTAATGTCATACTACGGAAGTGAAAAAGACTTAGGGCAAAAAATAGATGAACCACTAAGGACGATTACAACAAAAGACAGGTTTGGAATAGTGAAGGTAATGAAAAAGGACTATATGATTATGGACATTGGGCTAAGAATGCTGACGCCAAGAGAGCTTTTTAAAGCTCAAGGATTTGATGATGACTATATCATAGATCATGACGCTGACGGCAACAAATATAGCAAAAAAGAACAGGTAGCGCGATGTGGGAATGCAGTACCACCACCGTTTGCTAAAGCGCTTGTTGAATCAAATTTACCTGAATTGTGTAATCAAGAGATGACGGCATAAAACAACAATAGAAAGAGATTGAGAGGTAGATAAATATGGATAAATGGGAAGAATTAAAAGATTTTTTGAATGAAGGTATAAATTATTTGAACAAAATCAATAAAAATGAAGAATATGATAAACAGATTATTGGTTATCAAACTACATTAAAACGCATGAAGATGCTCGAAAGAAAAGAGAGTATTGAACAACAATAGTCACAGATAACCAATTAAAGAAAGAGATTGAGAGGTAAAAGATGAACGAAAGATTTTTAAGCAAAGCAAAAACGAAAAATGGAGAATGGGTTGAAGGTCTTGTCGTTGGTTATACACAAGGTGGATTGCATACTTTAAGAATACAAGCCATAAACAACACATATTACTACTTCGAAATAGACCCAAAAACATTATGTCAATGCACAGGATTAAAAGATAAGAATGGCAGGTTGATATTTGAGGGTGATATAGTGGAAGTATTTAATACATATGAAAACGAAATAGAAGTTATAACAGAAATAATTTGGGGTGAAGATTACCCAGCATTTGAACTTAAAGACACATTTTTTAGTGAGTGCAACAATTTATCTTTTATTATGGCGGAAGATTACACGATTGAAGTAATAGGCAACATGCACGATTAAGATTGAAAAAGAAAGATTATTAACAACAGTCACAGACAACGATTGAAAGAGATTAGGTGATTAAATGAAAGTTATAGAGTGGGAAGATGTTAAACAGAATATATTAGATGTTGCATACACTATGGAACTAAGTAATGGTGAAACAAAAGATTCAAAAATGCTAAAAGATAAATTGATAATGTTAGAAAATAGGGTTTTTGAAACTAGCGAACGATAGCAACAGACAACGATTGAAAGAGATTGAGGTGCGATAATGGCAGAATTTTTAAGATATGGGCACGTTAAGAAAACGCGTAAAGATAAACGATGCTTTGCTTGTGGGGACATGATAGAAAAAGGTTCAGAAGCTAATACATGGACAAGTGTTGATGGAGGTAGCGTTTTTACAGAATATTTACACACAGAATGTTATAACGATTTAGGAAACTATTGTAGTGGTTGTAGGCAATGTGCTGAAAGTGGAGAATATTGGGATGCATTTATGTATGAATCAGCTATTAATGATAGCGATTGTGAACCAGCCAAAAGACTTAGAGATAAAATAAGTAGCGATTAACAATAGTCACAGATTAAGTGAAATAGATTGAGAGGTATAAAATGAATGTGTGCGATGAATGTGGAGAAATCTTTTACACTAAAGGTGATGTATGCAAAGAGTGTGTTAAAGATATGAAAAAAAAGTTGAATGAAAAAATTAACCTAACAAAAATGGAATTAAGTAAAGACGAAAAAATAAAATGTATGGGGTGTGGAAAATTAGTAGACAAAAATAGTGTATTCGAACATAAAAGCGATAGTAGAAAAGATTTGTGTTTTGACTGCTATTAAAAAATAGTCACAGATTGAGAGGAGATAACGTTGAGAAGAATTGACTTGATAATAAGCATGATCGAAACAGAAAGACCAGTAAAAGAAGCTGAATTAGTAGACGGGTGTCCAGGGTTCTATGATGAATCATTACCAAGTGCTAGATTAGGGAATGATTGTAAGTTGCAGGAACTTGGAGCTCACCCAGATGAAGCATTTGAAATATGTAGAGCCTGTTGGCATGAGGAGGTTAAGGATGAGTAATGACCCAATGTACAATGGTAGTGGCTGCAAGGACCCAACGGCAGGTAATGCGATTATCCATATCAGTCGTGAGGAGAAATACAGACACAAGAGAATGAGAAGCAAGCTAAGTAACTATCCCTACACTTGCCAGTCCATAATCACTTTGCAAAAAGATATTAAGCTTTTAGGGGACCTAGTTAAAGCTGAAAGAGATACTTCCAAGGCAATATGTTCTTCCGGTTCTGAGTCTCAGCGATCTAACAACATATCTGATCCAACCGCTCAGGCGATAATTAAAATCATTGACAGGTATGAGGAACAGATAAAGTATGCTGAACAAAGGCTAAAGGCTTTGTATGATGACAAGAATGCAGTCGAGAAGATCATGGACAAGCTTAGCGTAAAGCACAAGAAATTGATTGAGCTTAGATATTTTAAAGGTTATCATTTTTGGCAAATAGCAAAGCTTATGAATTATGACGAGAGGCATTGTAAACGGCTAGACAGAGAAATAATTGAATTATTGTAAACGTAGCACTAAATGTCCCTTTTTTTGGTGTATAATAAGAGAGTGGAAAGTTTGATAAAAGGATCGTCACAAGTTGGCGGTCCTTTTTGTATGCCCAAAGAAAGGTAGGTGAGCATTGTGAGTCAAAGGAAAATTACATCGGTTAAAAAAATGAAAGAGCTTTGGGATGAGTACAAAGACTATTGCAATAATAGGCAAGTGCTTGCCCATGAGTTTAGTTCAAAAAATAGTGAATTTGTAAGTGCCGTACTTAAGCGAAGTGTGACTTATACGATAGAAGGTTTCTGTAATTATGTAAACCTATCAAGGCAAGCTTTTTACGCAGATTACGCTGGACATGAGAAGTTCCTTGACATCGTCACGCGCATGCGTGAGGAATGCGAAGTTGATAACAGAGAAAAGTTTGAGCTTGGTATGATACCTACACAGCTTGCAGGACTTTGGATGTCAAAATATGGTTATACTACTAGGTCTGATAATAACGTGATGCTTGAGTCTTCTCAGAAGTTTGCTGACATACTTGAACAAGTAGGTGGTGAGGGTCTTGAAGAGTAGATCATTCCCTCTTTCACAGAAGTATATAGACTTTATCAACACGATAGACAATGTGGATGCTGACTTCCTTGAAGGTACTACAGCATCTGGAAAGACAACTGTAGGAGCTGGCGTTAAGTTCATGCGCATGGTTAGCCTTAGCAGCAAGAAACAGCATATCATTGCCTCTAAGACGATTGGTAATGCTGAGAAGAACTTAATACAACAAGACAATGGAATCGTTGACCTCCATAAACCGAGAGTTAGATATTACGGAAATGGAGATAAAGAATATAAGATACCGCATATCAAGTTTGAGGATAAAATCATATTTGTACTTGGATATGATAACCGTGACAAATGGGAGTTTGTACTTGGAGCTCAGTTTGGATGTGTTTACATTGACGAGATTAATACAGCAGATATTGACTTCATCCGTGAGGTATCGACAAGGAATGATTACTTGATGGCAACACTTAATCCGGATGATCCTAGCTTGCCGGTATATAAAGAGTTCATTAATCGTTCAAGGCCTTACAAAAAGTATGAGCATGAAGTTCCGAGGGAAATCATGAAAGAGTTAAAAGAAGAATCAGTACCTAAATGGAGGTACTGGTTTTTTACGTTCGTAGATAATTTAAGTTTGACACCTGAAGATATAGAGAAAAAGAAAATATCAGCACCCAAAGGTACCAAGCTTTACAAGAATAAGATACAAGGTCTGAGAGGACGAGTAACAGGCATTATTTTCAGTAACTTCACACATAAACATAATGTCATTACCCTTAAGCAGCTAGAAAGCCATTTAAGAGCACAGGTAGACCGATGGCAGTTTATTTACTTTAGCTGTGGTGTGGACACGGCATACAGTCAACAAAGCCCGGACACGATATCATTTATTTTTCAAGGCATTACGATGTGCGGGAAGTTAGTGATCTTGGATGAAGAGGTCTACAACAATGCAGACTTAGAAATACCGATTGCTCCCAGTGACACGGCCATACGTCTTGTTAAGTTTCTTGAAAAGAACCGTAAGAAGTGGGGCTTTGCTAGGGACGTGTTTATTGATTCGGCTGACCAGGCAACAATAACAGAGTGCAGAAAGTATAAGCGCAACAATCCTTGTCTATATAACTTTATAAACGCTCACAAGAAGATGCTGATAATAGATCGTATCAATTTGATGTTGGGTTGGATTAACTGTAATAATATTGTTTTTTACTACGTTTTAAGCCACTGTGTTGAGCACATCAGGGAAATGGAAGTTTACAGTTGGAAAGAAACTAAATACGAGCCAGAAGATACCAATGATCACACTATTAATGCAAGTCAATATGGTTGGATACCTTATAAGAACAAAATCGGAACAGGAGGCCAATAATGATATGTCCATATATTTGTTCTCCAATTATTCAAAAGATGAAAAATATTTACGATGAAAACGGATTACTTACATCATGGGTATTTGCAGAAAAAAAGCAACAGGCAGAGTGCAAGGAGTCGGAATGTGCAGTTTGGAAAGATGGGAAATGTAATTATAATGGATGAGGTGATTAGATGAACTGGATTCAAAAGTTATTTCTAAAACTATTAAAGATAACACCAGCGCTTGAAAGACAAATAAATATTAAAGAGCCGTTAAGCTTCAGAGCCAACGTTCTTAAAAATCAAATCCTATATCGTGCTGATCCGTCTGAGATAGAGCAGTTCTTTAAGCAGACCGCTTTCGATGATGTCAGCAAGGCTAGATTTTGGGCAGCTTCTCCGCACGGAAAAGTACGTAAACTGCATTCCGGTATTGTTCAGGTCGTTGTTGATAGATTAAAAGACTTAGTCATCGCTGATCTAGACAGTATTGAGCTTGCCACGGAAGAATTAAACAAGAGATGGGAAGAGCTGGCCGAAGAGAATACATTTGAAGATATTATCGGTCAAGCTGTTCAAGGGGCACTTGCAACTGGTGATGGTGCCCTTAAGGTTGTCATTGACCCTGATGTGTCTAAGAATCCCATTTTAGAATTTTACGAAGCTGATGTCGTTGACTACACGATCAAGAGAGGTCGAATACAAGAAGTCATCTTCTGGACTGTTTACACGAAAGATGAAAAGGAGTTCAGACTTCAAGAGATCTACGGTAAGGGCTATGTCAAATACAAGCTTTTCAATGACAAAGGTAATGAGATGCCTTTAAATACACTGGAAGACACTAAGGACCTTGAAGACGTTACTTTTGCTGGTGAGTTTATCATGGCTGTACCCGTTAAGTTCTTTTCATCGACAAAATGGAAGAACCGAGGTAAGGCACTCTTTGATTCCAAGTCAGACAATATCGATGCACTGGATGAAACAATTAGCCAATGGATGGACGCTATAAGACTCTCAAGAGCAATCCGGTATATACCAGATGACTTGATACCAAGGAACTTAGAGACAGGAGCCTTACTTGAGCCTAATCCTTTTGACAATCAATTTGTTAAGATAGGCTCATCCATGACAGAAGGTGAAAAGAATAAGGTCGAAGTATCACAGCCTAGCGTTGCTTACGAGTCCTATCAAGCTTCATACGCTACTTGCTTAGACTTAACCCTTCAAGGCATCATCTCACCGGCTACACTGGGAATAGACCTTAAGAAGACGGATAATGCCGATTCTCAAAGGGAAAAAGAGAAGGTCACACTTTACACAAGAGGCCAGATCATCAACGTACTCAACGTAATTATCCCTAAGATAGTTGACGTGTTGCTTAAAGTACAGGACCTCATCGAAACTAAAACACCTGCAGATTACGTTGCGACTGTAAAATTTGGTGAATACGCTTCACCAGGCTTTGACAATGTTGTAGAAGTTGTTGGGAAAGCTAAGTCTTATGGTGTCATGAGTACAGAGAAAGCGGTAGATGAGCTCTATGGTGATACCATGACGGACAAAGAAAAGGCAGCAGAAGTAGAGTTAATCAAAGCAGAGAACTCCTTCACTTCTTATGATCCGACACTTCAAAACATGGAAGCTGATGAAGGTGGTGAAAGTGATGAAGATATCTAGGCAATTGTTTGAAATATCAAAGACGTTAGGACGCTTATTCAAAATATGGATAAGAGGTGATCGTTATAAATGATTATGACATGGGTAAGATTTTCCAAGAGATTGAGCTTAGACTAATACGGTCCATGAAACGAACTTTAAAGCCACATAAGGACTGGGAGCTTACAGAAGGCTTTGATTGGCCACAGTGGCAAGTGCTTAAGCTTAGAGAACTAAGAAGCTATAGACGAAGGAATATGGCTATCATGTCAAGCTATAAACTCCGGATAGATAAAGCAACCAAGGACCACCTGATTAAGCAATATCTTGAAGCTGGTTCAAAGGTTGACAAGGAAGTTCAAAGAGCTATAAAAAAAGGTTTTAGGCTTGCAAAACAAGCGCCTAATGATGCCTTCTTTAAGGCTAGCAACCGTAAGCTAGACACTTTGGTCAAGGCAGTATCAGCAGATATGAAAAGAGCTCAAACGGCTACATTAAGAATGATGGATGATGTTTACAGACAGACATTGTATAAATCCGAAGTATTCTTTGGATCAGGTGCTGGAACACTTGATCAAGCAGTAGACATGGCCACCAAGGACTTTTTAAGAAAAGGCATTACAGCCATCAGCTACTCAAATGGTTCAAGTGTCAACGTTGCCTCTTACTCTAGGATGTCAATTAGAACGGCTAACAGAAGAGCCTATCTAACCGGTGAAGGAGAACGACGGAAAGAATGGGGCATAAGCACTGTATTGATATCCCAGTATCTAGGATGTTCAGACATCTGCTCACCATGGCAAGGCAGAGTTTACATAGACGATGTATATAGTGGCGGTAAAGCAGAAGATGGCGATTATCCGCTTCTCAGTGAAGCCATCAACGAAGGTCTGTTTCATCCTAACTGTAAGCACACATCAAGCACGTTCTTTCCAGGCATCAATGAAGAACCTGAAATTATTCAGGAAGATGAGCTGGGTGATCGTTACGAAAAGGCTCAACGAGAGAACGAGATTAATCGTAACGTGCAAAAGTACAAGAGGTTGAAAGAAGGCAGCTTAGACCCTAGTAATATCAAGAAGTATGATGCTAAGATGAAAGAGTGGAAAATGCGTTCGAAATTCTTAAACAATCAGAACGTTAAACCTATTGCAAAAGCAGTCCCAGATGGTATAATTAATAATAAGAAGTGGCTGGAAGCAGAGTTTTCTTCTAATAAAAAACTAAAAAATCATATCGATAAGCACTTGAAGGAATTTGAAGGAATATCAGAAAAGGAATATATTATTAAAGCAAAGGAATTATTGGCTGCTGATATATCTGAAAGCATTGAGGGTTTTGTTGATAAAGACGGCTTCGTTTTTAAGTACAACAATAAAACAAATGATTTTGCTATAGGTAGACCGGATGGTAAAATATCAACATTGTATAAACCAATTGATAAATTGGAATATTGGAAGGGGGAACGGATAAAACATGAGCCAAAAAATTAACTGTCCAGTATGTAGTGAAAGCGTTGACAAGTATGACATTTGCGATAATTGTGGTTGGCAAAATAGTGGTTCAGGTGAAAGCGAATCAGACCTAAGAGGACCAAATGAAATCAGCCTAAAAGAAGCAAGACAGGCATTTAAAAAAGAAAAAAGTATTAACTAATACCACCGATCAGTAAAATGATGAGGTGGTATTTCTATGTAAAGATGCATCCTTAGGGGTGCTTTTTTAATACCGTCTTTTCGGTACTGAAGACGCAAAAGAACGGGACGGATAATACCGGACTTAACCGGGACAACAAATGAATTCGAAGGGAGAAATAAAAATGACAAAAGAAGAATTTGTAGCAATAGGTTTAACAGAGGATATGGCAACTAAGGCGGCTGAAGCATCTCAAACAGAGCTAAAAGGTTTTATACCAAAGGTTAGGTTTGATGAGGTGAATGATGCTAAAAAGAAAGCAGAGGACGGTCTCAAGGAGAGAGATACTCAGATTGAAACGTTGAAGAAGACATCTGGTGATAGCGAAACCTTAAAGGCTCAAATCGAAGAGCTTCAAAAAGCCAACAAAGAAGCTGATGAGAAGTACCAGGCAGATCTAAAAGAAACGCGACTTTCTAGTGCTATTAAATTAGCTCTAACTGGCAAGGTTCATGATGATGATCTAGTGGCTGGACTGTTTGACAAGACCAAGCTTATTCTTGGCGATGACGGTAAGGTGACAGGCTTAGATGAACAGTTAAGCTCTATCAAAGAATCAAAAGCTTTTCTTTTTAAGACGGAAAATAACCAGAACCAAAATCAGAACCAAGGAGCTGGCTTTAGAGTTGGCGCCAATAACAACCAAAACCAAAACAATTCGGAAGGGCAAGAAGGAGGGCTTAAAAGCGCCTTGTCTGCTCATTTCCAACAATCGAAATAGGAGGATTAAACTATGGCAATTACTTTACTAGAAGCAAAGAAAAACGTACAAGACGCCTTAACAATGGGTGTTATCGATGAATTTAGAAAATCTAGTTTCATTTTGGATGCAATGACTTTTGATGATGCAGTATCCCCAACAGGTGGCGGTGCTACATTGACTTATGGTTATACAAGACTTACCACTCAACCAACTGCTGCATTTAGAGATGTCAACGAAGAATACACACCTAGCAACGTGGCTAAGCTACGCTACACTGCTGACCTTAAAGTGTTTGGTGGATCGTTCGAGATTGATCGTATCATCGCTAATATGGGTGGTATTGTTGGTGAAGTTCAACTCAACATCGAGCAAAAAGTAAAGGCTGCTAGAGCTTTATTTAATGACACTTTCATCAATGGCGATGCTGCTGTTAATGCGAAAGCATTTGACGGACTTGAAAAAGCATTAACAGGATCCAGTACTGAGTTTGACCCAGGCACTGCAATTGATCTATCTACATCTGCAAACATTGACACCAACTACAAGTACTTCATTGATGCACTTGATGAGTTCCTTCTTGGACTTGATGGTAAGCCAGACTTCTTGGCGGTCAATAGCAAGTTGTTAGCTAAATTAAGAGCTTGTGCAAGACGTGTGGGTACTTACTCAACAACCAGCAATGAGTGGGGTGTAAACGTAGGTGCTTATGATGGCATTACTTTGGTTGATATGGGTACAAAAGCAGGCACTAACGACAATGTAATTAGTACTGATGGCTCTACTGGCGTGACTTCTCTTTATGCTGGCCGATTAGGTATGGATGGTCTTCACGGTATTTCAATGGCTGGTCAATCACCTGTAAACATTTGGTTGCCTGATTTCTCAACTGCTGGTGCAGTTAAAAAAGGTGAAGTTGAGATGGTTGCAGCTATCGCTCTTAAAGCATCTAAAGCAGCTGGTGTTATGAGGAAAATCAAAGTTCAATAAGAGGGGGAAAAGAATATGGCTAGAATATATTCACCCAGTCAATCCCATAGTTGTGATTATGGGGTTGACTTTATTAATGGCGTTGCAGTTGTACCCGATGCAGATACTGATGTATTAGCTTGGTTTACTTCAAAGGGATACACCGTTGTTACGGGCAAAGACGTCTTGTCACCTTGGGACTACCTCAAAGCAGAGGAATTAGCAATGTTCTCAGCTTATGCCGGCATAAACCCAACTGGATTAACAAAACTTGAGTTAGTGACACAAATTGAATCACAGTTGGAACTGATGAAAATTGAAATAACTGAATTTACTGCAATCGATAATGTAGATGGTGGTACCGTTGCTGTTCCTACTTATGCAGATGCGGCTGCTGTTATTGCTGCATTACCTGTTTTAGTAGAATGTGACGCAGGCACAGTGTTAGTTCCTGTAACGACTTGGGTTGATACAGATACTTATGACATTGAGACTGCAGGTTCCTACACTTTTACGGCAACAATAGGTACGCTACCCGTTCCATATGCTAATACAGGAGCATTCACTGTAACTGTAGAAGTGATTATTGCAGAGTAAGGAGGTAAAGAAAATGGCTAAAATTATAGCACCAAATAAACAATATAACGGTGTTTCAGCCGGTGTAGCCTTTGCTAATGGGACAGGGGAGAGTGATAACCCTGTCCTTTTAGATTGGTTTAAGTCTAAGGGCTATGAAGTTGAAACTGAACAGCCTGAAATCAAGAAGGAAGTCAAAAGCAAAGCAGCAAAGAAGGGGGAATAACTCATGATCTATGCTACTAGTCAAGAATTGAGCGAAGAGCTGCTAGAGTTAGCTAGTAGCAAAGTGGATGAACTCACCTTTAACCGGATAGTGGAAATAGGCTTTGATAACCTGTCAGATTTTCAGAAAGACAAGGTCATTAAGGCCACGTTAGCCCAAGCTCAGCACTACGAGGACTATGGAACAGATGTGGCCAGCTTGTCTGGATTCAATGTGTCTGGTCTAAGCATGTCTTTTAAAGACAACGGACCGGTACCAACAGGCGTTAGTCCTGTAGCTTATAGTCACCTAACTCAATCAGGTCTAATGTACCGGGGGTGGTTTTAATGAAACTTCCAAAGCTTCCACCTTATTTGTTTAATCAAGAATGGGAAGTCAACATGGACCAAGACGGATTAAGTGAAGATGGTGAGCCACTGTCAGCGGTAACTGTTACATCTAAGTTTTGGTTTTCGGATAAACCACATCAGGTGATGGACGCAGAGAAGCGCCTTATTCGTCTTGAGGGTACATTGACAATACCAGGTGACTTATTCCCTGCCTTTGCCCAATTGACGACAGGAACCGCTATAAGAGGCGATAAGAGCTATAAAGTATATCGTTGCAAGCGTCCACGGAATCCTGATGGCAGTGTTTACGCCACGATAATGGAGTTGATGTAATGCAAGTCAGAGTTAAGATGAATAAGAATGTAATGGCCATGCTGACCAAGGCTACAAGCACAGCTCTAACTCAAACCGCAGAGGCCATTAAAACAGATGTGATATCTAAAAACATCATGCCTTTTGATGATGGTACCATGCAGAATGAGAGTGTATTCATTGACGATTCAAAGGCGAACACAGGCATTGTATTGTTAAGTGTCGATACGCCATATGCAAGACGCTTGTACTTTCATCCTGAATACAACTTTAGCACTGAAGAAAACCCAAATGCACAAGGGCTATGGTTTGAGCCTTGGATCAGTGGTGAACATAAAAATCTTGCCATGAAAGCATTCAGGGAAAATTACAAACGATTAACGGGGGTGTGAAATGACATTAAAAGTTATTAGAGATTGGCTTAAACCCCAAATTGCAGGTTTAAACACGGCTTTTATCGGTCGTACTGACCCAACGAAAGAGAAGGTGATCTGCATCTACCCTCTATCGACTAGCACAGATTTGCCGGCTATTGGTGGGAATGATAACAAGTCCTACAGAACGAAGGGTATCCGGATTTTGATAGGGTGGTCTAAAAACTGTGATACATCAGAGCAAGTAGCACAAAACATCTACGATATCTTTAATGGCCAAAGCGCCACGATAGATGGGAAAGATGTTTTTTTTAAAATGAAAACAGATGAACCAGTTGGAGTCGGTGCAAATGATCACGACATCTACGAGTTCGTCATTAACTTAGAAATGACAATTAAGGAAGGATGATAAATAATGGCAATATTATTAGCATTAGGTTCCCTTGGTACGGCCGGTACGACTAGTGTCACCGGACTAACAAGTGGTAAGAAATATAAAGTCACAAGCAGCGGTTTTGTGTTCCCAGTATTATCGGGAGGCACGTTAGGTGTAGCTGGTTCAAGTGTTGCTTATGCAGACTTAGACGCATTAGTTGGAACAAGTATTACTGGTTTAACAGATGGTCAGGTTTACCTGGTACAAGAGGTTACATCAGCAACAATCAGAAGTGGTGTTAACCCTGTTAATGCAATCACTTTTGGCGTCAACATGGCCGGTAGAACAGGGAGTACTTTCACGGTTGTAAAAGATGCAGTATCCTTGTCTATCGCAATTAATGGACAAATTGAAGAATGGAATCCAATGGATCAAGCAGGATGGGGTCGTAAGCTCATGACCGCGAAGTCCTTGTCTGTATCCATGGGTGGTAAAAGAAATTACGGAGACCCTGGTAATGATTATGTTGCAGGTGTTGCTCTTAAAAACGGACAGGATTGTAATAGTCAAATGCAAATTACTTTCCCCAACGGTGATACTCTCATGTTTGATTGTATCATCAATGTGTCTTCGCTCGGCGGAGAGTCCACGGCTATTGATGCGATGGAGTGGGAAGCACTCAGTGATGGTGCTCCAACTTACACACCATTAGCGTAACAGTCAACTTAAGGGGCCTTAGTGCCCCTTTTAATTTTACCTAAAATCGAAGGGAATGTGACCTATGTCAAATATTATAGATATCTCTAGCAGAATTACTAATCAACAACCCATGATTCGCGTTACTGATGACTTAGTAGTAACAGTTAATAACCGAAAAAGCACCATTTTGAATATGCAATTGATGATAAAAGAAGCTGAAAAGAAAGCTAAAAAAGCAGGAGATGAATACGATGAATTGGCATTCATGGACAAAGTTTTATCGATGTTGATTGGCCAAAAATCACTAGATAGCATAAATGAAATGGACTTACCTCTTCCGGAGTATAAGATCATTTACAGTGCCATTATGGCTTCTGCTACAGGGCAATCATTAGAAGAGGTTGAAAAAGACCAACGATTTCAACAATAACGAAAGCTATTATGATCTATTCGATGATTGGGATTTGATAGAGTCAAGCTTTTGGAAGCAATATGGTATAAGGCTAAGGTCAGATGATGATCTAACGTGGCCTGAGTTCTCATCCTTGTTATCAGGACTAATGCACGATACACCTCTTGGCTCTGTTGTAGCTATTAGAGCCGAAAGTGATTCAAAGGTCATCAAGAACTTTTCCAAGGACCAAAAGAGAATACGAAGTGAATGGATACTTAAAAGGAATGCAAAGCTTATGGAAGACCCTGTTGCATACAATCAATATTGGGAGAAAATGCAAGAGGCTTTCAAGTCTGCATTCAGTGTAGATAAATAAAAATATAAATAAGGGAAGGAGGTAAATACATATGAGTACAGAAGTTGGAAGAATAGATCTTGGATTAGATATTAATAAGCAGATGTTTAATAGTCAGCTGCAAGGCATATCAAGAGATGCTTCAGCTAAGACTAAAACAGTCTTTGCTGGTCTTGGTAGGACTATTGGTCTTACACTTGGTGCAGCTGCTGTTATCGGATTTGTAAAGTCATCCATAGGCCTTGGAAGTGCATTAGGTGAAGTTCAGAACGTTACAGACACTGTATTCCCTAGAATGGGTTCACAGGTTGATAGTTTTGCTCAAAACGCCATTGCCCAGTTTGGATTGTCAGAATTAGCAGCTAAGAGATACATGGGACAAATGGGAGCTATGTCAAGCTCTATGGGAATGACGGAAAAAGCATCTTACGATATGGCATCAGCAGTAGCAGGACTTGCAGGGGATGTATCATCCTTTTATGATATGTCAAGTGATGAAGCGTACACTAAGCTTAAATCAATATGGACTGGTGAGACGGAATCATTAAAGGATTTAGGTGTAATGATGGATCAGGCGTCTCTTGATCAGTACGCTATGGCCAATGGCTTTGGTAAGAATACAAGAGCTATGACTCAACAGGAAAAATTATTGCTAAGGTATCAATATGTAATGTCGAGATTGTCGCATGCCCAAGGTGACTTTGCAAAGACAAGTGACAGTTGGGCCAATCAGACGAGGGTTCTAAGCCTTCAATTCGAATCTCTTAAAGCAACATTAGGACAAGGCTTTATCTCTCTTTTTAAACCGATACTTACAGGATTAAATCTAATAATAGGTAAACTTACAATAGCAGCTCAATACTTTAAAGCTTTTACTTCACTTTTATTTGGTGGAGATGAATCGCAAGAGGATATTGCAAGTGCTGCTGCTAAGGCCAATGAATCGTTAGGTGGTATGGCAGATGGTACGGAAGGCGTAGGAAGTGCAGTTAAAGAAGCAGGTAAAGCAATTAAGGGTTCTTTAGCATCCTTTGACCAGTTAAATCTCATTGGCCAGAATGCAGCTGATAGTCTTGGTGGTATATCTTCAGGTATTGGTGACGTAGGTGGTGTTGATTTTGGTGAATTAGTTACCGGTGATCTTGCCTTACCTGATCTTGATAAATATAAAGAAGCAATAAAAGACTTTGCAAAAGAGTACAAATTCGAACTGGGTACCATAAGCGGTTCTCTTGTTAATTTTAAAGATACTCTAGGTGGCTACATAGAAAATATTGGCAAGTTAAAGGATCTCTTATTTGGTAATGCCGGTGGAAGCAATTGGTTTACTAAATGGTTAGCCTCTAATATATCAGGCCAAATAAATACCATGTCCTCTATGATAGGCATAACGTCTGCAAATCTTGAAATACTGCATAATATACTTGCAGGTGATTGGAATAATGCACAGGGCTTTGAGAAGTTAATAGGTAGTGCCACAGACTTAATGCTTGCTTTCTTTGAATCATTCTTGCCACCTGAAATGTATGCCAATATTGAGAAAGTGGTTTTAAACTTTGAAGGAATGTGGAAAACACTCAGAGGTCAAATCATAAAGTATGGTGACCCCACAAAGTTAGAATTTACCGATTTCTTGGAATTTTTCAAGGATGAATTTGAACGACAACTTGCGAAGATATTACCGGCTAAGTTCTGGAGAATTGGATGGGACATTAAGCAAAAGTTTAAAGAAGGTTATGGCCCTGCAGCTTCAACCTTTACTGAGTTTCTTGAACAATTAAAAATAGACTTTGACACATATGTAAAGAACCTTTTACCAGTTAGATTTTTTAATCTTGGTAAGGATATTATGACAGAGTTTGGAAAAAGCTTTGGACCGTTTGTACCTTACTTTGGTGGAATCATAGATGCTGGAAAAGAAGAAGCAGAAAAAAGTATGGTATCTATGTTAGCTACTCTAGGGAAGACGGTGCTTGATGGTGTGCCAACACTTAAAGGAAATACTACCCTACTTAGTGAAGGAGCTGTGGAAGGTCTTAGGGGATTAGTCACAGGTTTTAATGAGATATGGAAAACTTTAGGTATAGATTCAGAGCGTGGCTTAAAAGAAGTAGGGAATGCTATCATACGACAAGTAAATAAGATAATAGTGTCTTTAAATGGTTTTATAAGAGATTACAATTCAATAGGCTTTAGTATTCCAGATGTAAAAATAGGTGACAAGGTAATAAAAGGGTTCGACTTTAGAGTTCCGCAAATGCCTAGTATGTCATATATTCCAGCTCTTGCAAAAGGTGGATTAGCTTCAGCACCTACCTTAGCTATGGTTGGTGACAATAAGAATGCAAGAATTGATCCTGAGGTAATTGCGCCTTTATCTAAGTTAGAATCTATTATGGGTAGTGGTGGACAACAAAAAGTAGTAGAAGCAATTATGATGCTAATAGATGTCCTCGAAAACAAGGATTTCTCAGTAGAATTAGACGGTGAAAAGCTTAATCGAAGGCTTGCATCATACAACAAGAAAGAAAGCGGTCGAGTAGGTAGAAATTTAGTCACGATAGGAGGTGTGTAAAATGTTAATAGTAGCAGGTGTTTCTGTTCCAGAAGGGACAACAACAGTTTTTGAACCAACACTCAATACTCAAGTTAAGTCAGCTGAAAGAAATTCTGATGGTAGAGTGCTAAGAGAAACCTTACCTGACAAATGGACTTTAAATTGTGAGTGGGAATTCCCAGATGAAACAGCATCGAAAGACTGGTTCAATCATTTGAAAAGCTTGACTAGGATAGATTTCAGCATGACGTTTAGTGCCCCTACAGGTGCTGATGTTACCTCAACATTTTACATATCACCGATAACTGCCAAGATGATTACTCTAGGTTATTATAAGAACCTTAAATGTACTTTCGTGGAGGTGTAATCATGATTAATACATCTGAAGCTTTCAAGGTGGCAGTTGGGCAAAGTACCAGGGCAACCAAGAGTAGGGTAAGATTTAGCGTTGTAGATGTAACAGCTAGAATACAAGCGATACCATCAGCAAGCACATCACAACCGTTTACAGACATTCAAGACACATTAGATGAGAATATAGCTGCCGACATCAGTACAGGTACTTTTGAAGATGATTTCTTTAGGTTGGATGGTAGCTTTAACCTTATGCCAGATGTTCCTGACAACATTAATCTAGGGTGGTGGAGTGGATACCTATCTAATGAGCTTGGGGTATTTGATACCCCACCTCATCTTATTTATCAATTTGAAGAAAATCATAGCAGTGTTGGTGTGAAGATCGTCTTTGATGAAATGAACGGAACTATATGCAGTGAGTTTGAAGTCGTTTGGTACGATCTATTGGATGTAGAGCTGGCAAGAGTGCTTGTAGAAAGCAATGAAGATTATGAAGTAAATGTGCCTGAGAGCGTTGAGAATTACGGGAGAATAGACATACTATTTTACAAGACACTGCAGCCATATAGGTATGTGAAGATGACAGAAATGGTTTTTGGTCTTGAGGAAGTATTTAACTCAGGAGATATTATCTCAGGTGACATCGTTGAAGAAGTGGATCCATCGAGCAATACCTTAAGCTACAACAATATGAATATTACGGTATACAATGAGAACCAAAAGTTTAATATGTTAAATCCAGAAGGGATCTACGCATATCTACAGAGTAGACAACCTATATCAGTAGAAACAGGGTTAAAACTTGCTAATGGAACTTATGAGTATGTACCTTTAGGTGTGTATTATTTATCCGATTGGTCCAACTCTACCGGTATAACAGCCACATTAAAAGGTGGAGATATCATAAGCTTGTTGGACAGGACAGAGTTCATAAACTCACCATTTTGGAGCGATGCACTTTTTGTAGATATAGTTAATTTCATAGTACAAGATGCATTCCCAGATATGACAATAGAAGTAGAGATTTCAAGTGAGTTAACAGCTGCAACGCTTACCGGTTATCTACCTAGGATGTCACATAGAGAAGCGCTGCATAAAGTGATCATGGCTGTAGGCGGTTCTCTTAAAGCTAAAAGGAATGGTGGTTTGTATTTCTTCAAAGTAGACGATATCAAGGAAAAGGATATAGCAAATGATGTAATAATCAATTTTCCACAAATAGAGCAGAAACAATTAATAACAGCCGTTAATGTCCCACAGATTAGTTACATCTTGTCAGCTGTTCAGGACATAAGCAAATATAAGATGGCTTTCATAGGAGAGCAATCTATAGTTCTTGATTTTCCAAAGGCGGTCCATTCGGTCTCGAGTGTAAATATAACAGGTTTAGGTACCATAGTAGGAACACCAGTAGTATCGGCTTCTTGTATGGACCTCGTGGTTAATGCTACAGGTGAATTTGAGATAGCTGTGTCCGGACAAGTTTATGATGAATCAATAACGGTATTTACTTCAAGGCTTGGCTTATTAGCAGGGCAAAACCACCAAACAGCGGAGGTGGCTAAGAATGCGATGTTGGCAAAAGGAGCGAGTAAGTTAGCCGGCTATCTTCTTGCTTATTACCAAAAACGCATTCTACAGAGGTTTGATTATTGGAGTGATCCAAGTCTTGAAGCAGGTGATAAGGTTGGGGTTCAGACTATGTTCGGTGATAGTTATGAGGGCGTTATCGAAGTACAAGAGATAACCTTTGCACCTAATTTACAAGCTAAGATGGAGGTGGTTGGATAATGCCTATAATGAACACACATTCAATATTACTTAATGGAATAGATGGCTATGTCAACCTAGGCAACCCTCAAGCAATAAATGATATTGGTACTGGTGATTTTACAATAGAGGCTCGTATAAGATGTAAAAACGAAGTTGTATCATCTAGTTATCATCAGCCAATAGTTACTAAATCAACGTTTGCAACAGGTGATTGGGGTTTTAACCTAAATGCCTATTATGATGACCACAGACTAACATTCCATTTTGATAGTACTGGTTTAACAGCAAATGCAGGTGGTGCAAAGCTTAATGGTGATGTGTGGAAACGTGTCGCTGTTACTAGGTCTGGTTCAACAGTAAAGTTCTTTATAGACGGTGTAAACACAAGCACATTCACTGGTGTTGCACTATTTAGTATATCAAATGTTAATGACCTTATAATAGGTGCAAGAGTACCATTTAGTGTGGAGAGAAGATTCAATGGTAATATAGATGAGGTTATATTTTGGAATGTTGCTAGGAGTGAAGCCCAGTTCCTAGAAACAGGCAATAGGTCTTTATTAGATTCAGAATTGTTAGACCCAACTCTTATAGCGTATTGGGCTTTCAACGAAGGTTCTGGAACAACAGTGTTTGACTCATCCCAAAACGGTATAGATGGTACACTAAATGGTGGTGTAACATTCTCAACTGACATACCTTTTACTGACCCTATTCCACCAGAACCAGACACATGGTTAGGAACGAAAGTATTTCAATCAACAGATTATTATAATGTAATTGACTTCAATAGGGAAAACATAAATGCTGAATATCTAAGGCTAAAGCTTATTGATAAAGGCTATGTAACAAATTTTACTAAGCCTGTAAGGAATCTATTAAGGTCTGACTTTCCTTATGTTGAAACAATCAATGATCTAAGATCCAACATCAACGCACTGATAAATATCTACACAACAAAGACAGCACTACCCATCATCATAAGTTCAGACCAAGTACAGGTCTTTGATTGTGAGAAAGCTAATGAGTTAGAGCTTCCACAACAGGAAATATACGAACTTATTGATTTGATGGAACAGCTTTACAGATATTCAGGCACGTTTAGTGCAGGACAGGAGGTAAATCTATAATGGCATACGAACCTAGAGACGTAAAAGACAGAATAGTACAGTATCCAAGAAGGTATCAATTGAATGAGGTTGCTGGTCAGACGGACGTGTTTGATTTAGTTCCAGTACCAGGCACAATTACAGAAGAAGGGACCCCAATTAATAAGGCTTATTTACAAGTGTTAGAAAACATGTTTGCAACTCTCGTTCCTGTAGGTGTAATAACCATGTGGTCAGGTTCTATTGCTAGCATACCTGATGGTTGGGCACTATGTGACGGGACAAATGGAACTCCAAATTTAAGAAATAGATTTATAGTTGGCGCTGGTTCTAGTTATGTGGTAAATGCAACTGGTGGTTTAGATTCTGTTTCCTTAACAGTTGCTGAATTAGCATCTCATAATCACGTAGCAAGTACAAACACAACAGGAAGCCATTATCACAAATTAGCTAATTCAGGGTCGGCAGGTACAATTGCTGGTAGAAGCGATTTAGTTGCATATAATTCAATCAATGCTAATATGCGCACTTCAACTGATGGAGACCATTCTCACACAGTAACTATAAATAATGAAGGTTCTGGAGCATCTCACGAGAATAGACCTCCATACTATGCCTTAGCGTATATCATGAAAGTATAAGGAGAAATAAATATGATAACAAAGATTAAATTTATAGGCATTCAAAACATAGAAAGTAACCCAACAGTAGAGGTCTTATTTGAAACTGATGGGTCATCAGAAATAAGACATACATTTGATTTTAAGACGGGCTCATTAGAAGAGTTTTTACCAGAAGGTGATGATCAAAAACCTATTGAATTGATAGATGCCTTAGTAAGGTTTTCCATTAATAAAACTTCGCTTGATACTGGAATATCTGTTGATGAAAGCATTATGCCCAGTAAAGTGGTTATCGATAGAATAGGTGGACTTGAAGAAGATAATATCAACCTAATGCTTGCTGTTGCAGAAGTATATGAACTGATGTTAGGAGGTGTCTAAATGGTAGAGATATACGTAAAATTGATTAGAATGGGGTTGAAAACTATTGAAGAAGTTCCGGCAACGATTCGTGAAAAAGTTGAAATTGCATTGGCAACTACTAACTGAGTTTAAATGGAATGGAGGCGACGATATGGACGTAATTTATGCAACTTTAATTATCAGAGGATTCAGGACCTTTGCACAAGTACCTATGACATTGCAAGGTAGAGTTCGGGATGTATTAGTTGAACTGGATATGGGACATTTAGCAGAATAGAGGTGTAAAAATGAATGAAGAAATTTTAGTACTTGTCGACGATGGCCATGGTGAGATGACGCCAGGCAAAAGAACGCCAGCTTTTACAGACGGATCAGTAGTAAGAGAACATCAATTTAATCAACCGGTAGCGACAAAACTAGTGGCACTTTTAAAGCATAGCGGATTCTCGGCCCACAACATAACCCAAGGCACCGCAGATGTGACACTACCAACAAGGGTTAAAATAGCCAACGCTCTTGCAGCCATTCACTTGAGAAAATATCCTAATGGCAAAGTAATATTTATAAGCGTACATTATAATGCCATGAGTGATAAATGGTCAGCACCAAGCGGCGTTGAGACTTATCATTGCTATGGATCAGTAGAGGGCAAAAGACTTGCTGGTGATGTACATAGTGAGATATTAAAAGGCACGGTACAAAGCAACAGAGGAGTTAAAGAGGCTGGTTATTATGTAATCAAATACACGAGTATGCCAGCAATTTTAGTGGAACTTGGCTTTATGAGCAATCTTAGAGAGGCATCCTTGATGCTTGACCAAGACTTTCAATACGAGTGTGCAAGTGAGATATGCGAAGGCGTTAAGAAGTACTTTAACATCACAGATGCAACACCAAAGCCTTTGCCGGTTCTAACACCAAGTAAAGAATTGGGTTACTCAAAACTTAGACATTTACATAACAATTATCTGACTGATGTTCATATTTACAAATCAAATAAACCACCTGAGTTCGTCCTGGGGACGCCAAGAAAGTATGAGCCTATACAAAGTATAGCTTCTAAGTATAAAGGCGTTAAAGCGATTGTAAACGCCAATCTATTTCCTTTTTCGGCTACTGAACAAGCTAAATCACCCTTAGGGTATGGTTTGATCATAACGGACAACGGACAAGGTAAAAAGATAGCGGACTACTACCAGAACTCATCACCAAACTTTGTAGATCTAATCCCCTGGAAAAACGGAAGTGTAACAATCGAGACAGTACAATCTCATGCAGTGGACAATAAGAGGCTTGCAGGCATCCAGGGCAACGCCTTTTTTGGTGCAAGTGGCTGCTATGCCCTAAAGATTGACGGTAAAGACTCAAAGCTCTACTGGGATAAAGTAACACACGCAAACTCCTATACAGACCGCACCATGGTTGGTGTAGACGCTGATGGTAACTGGCATATGATTATAGCAGAGTGCAACAGTAACTCAAAAGGACTTAGAGCGATTGACCAAGTTAATTTATGTAACGACCTTAAGTTAACCGATGTAGTCAATTTTGACGGTGGTGGATCAAGCGCCATGATGATAAATGGTAAATTTGTAACCAAAAACACAGGCCGAAGCATACCGGCTGCCTTTATTTGTAAATAAAATCAACAGGCTGACTTAAAAGGAGATGAGCAATGAATGAATTATTAATAGGGATAATAGGATTTGTAATAACATCAAGTATAGGACTATTAGCAAGAATGATAAGAAACGACAGAATAAGGCATCAACAGGATCACGAAATGCTTAAGATAGGTATGACCCAATTATTAAAAAGTCAGATACTAGATATATACAACAGGTCGATTGAAAAAGGTCATGTAGGAGAACATGAAAAAGATGTTGCCAATGATCTTTACAAATCCTACGAATCAATGGGTGGTAACGGATACATGAAACAGGTCATGGAAAAAATAGGAAGATTATAGGAGGAATAAAAATGAAAACATTAACTATTAAATGGTTTAAAGCAGCATTAATCAGAGCATTAAAAACAGTAGGTCAAACTGCATCAGGTATGCTTGCAGTTGGAATGGCGGTAAATGAAGTGGATTGGATGTATGTATTGTCAGTAGCATCAGTAGCAGGTGTGCTATCACTATTAACAAGCATAGCAGGATTGCCGGAAGTTGAATAACTAAAAAGCCTAATCAAAAGAAACAGTGTTTTGCCAACCCTATGGCTATGATTTGCGTCCACTGTTCTTATAGTCTAGTATGGTAATAGACGAGAAATGGACCATACAGTGTGAGGGGGTAGACCTTTAGCTATCCCCTCATATCTAATTAATAATATTGCAAAAAACTTAATAAAACATTATAATATAATCAGTCATATAATCACCGATTAGTGACTCTCCAAAAAAGCCCTTAGGACAAAATCCTAGGGGCCTTAAGAATTGTAAAGCTATATATAGTAAAATAAGTTGAAATATATACAACATATAGTATGGAACTTAATATTTGTTAAATTTTCTTAAGTTTTACAGCAATCTCCTTGTCATTATAGGCAAAAAGTGATAAAATTACCAAATACAGACAAAAATGTCGTGAGGGCAAGAGGTTATAATATGAAATATATAGTAAATCTAAATCAACCCTTCAACAAGGCCATAGAAGATGATTTGGTTAATTCTAATATAGAAATTGAATTTGTATCGAATGTACTACCATATATTATTTGCATTGCAGATAGTAGTAGTCGATTCTGTAATAAGGATTACATTAATAGTGTGGATAAAGAACGTATTGGTTCCTATCAGAATTCTGAATTTACTGAGACTTTTATTATCAATCCTAGAATATCAAAAAGCGCTCTAATCGATTCTAGTTTAATAGGTTGGGGTGGTACTAAGATTTTTGTTTTAGATTCGGGTGTTGATAAAAATAAGGTTCATGTTACTGATGTGAAAGATTTTGTTGGAACAGGAATATTGGATAGAAAGAATCATGGAACATTTGTCACAAAAATAATCAAGCATTTTGCTCGAGGCGCCAATATTTACATAGGGAAAATCGGTGAAGTAGATCCAAGCGAATCAGCACTTCTGCAAGCTATTGAATGGGCACATTCTAGTGGTGCAGATGTTATTAATATTTCCTCTATGTTTGCAAAAGAAGATAAATATGGGAATTTTATTAATTGTGATGGATCTTGTAATTTATGTAAATTAATAGATTTTGTGAGTGGTGATGGTATGACAGTCGTTGTAGCGGCGGGAAATCAAAACCAAGTTGAAAATAGTATTTATTGTCCGGCTACAGCAAGAGAAGCAGTTACTGTGGCAGCAATAAGCGAAGACAGTAGTAGATTAGCTGAGTATTCAAGTAAAGGATTAATTGGTGGTAATAAACCAAATCTTCTTGCTCCAGGAGATGTATCAATAGATGGAATCAGAAAATGTGGTACATCTTTTGCTGCACCTATTGTTTCTGGAATATTGGCAGCTATAACAAGTAAATTCAGTACTTCGCAAGAAGCACTTGAAGTTATATACAAAACTGCTACTGATTTAAAATTACCGAGTCATGAACAAGGTAAAGGTTTGATTGATGTAAAAAGAATAGTGGAGGTGATATCAAATGAATCTATTGATATTAAACGTCAGGGACACGAATGACCTAATTGAATTAGAAAAAATCTGTAATGTGATTTTTGTTTCTAAGTTAATGAATGTAGTACATATTGAAATCGAAGATTCTAAAATTGCTGAGCTTGAAAATATTGATAACGTATTAGAATTCTATGAAAATAGAATAGGTGAATATCAACCAGCAGTATAA